CGCCGTTAGGAATCGTTGCCGACCAGACGCCACTTGCATTGGCGTTAGCCTGCACGTTGCCTGCGTTGGTCTTGTCTGACTTGAAGAAATTGCCCGACGTCACCCACCCGTTGCCGTCGACGCTCGCAAGGCCCGCCGGCCGGTCGTCGATGTAGACCTCAAGCATCGAATCGATCGGACCCTCGCACAGCGCAAGCACGATGTGCAGCTCGTTGTTCGACGTGCCAGTGCTGTCTGCAAACGCGTAGGTGCCGCCAATGATTGACTCACCATAGACAACGCGCCGCGGCGTCGTCGCACTGCGCACCGACACAAGCTGATCAGCGCGTTGCTGCTGCGCCGCCCTGTCAGCGTTGCGCCGCGCGTCGCGCGACGCCACTGCCCCGATGACCGCGTTGCCGGCAAACGACAGAATCGCGCCGGTCGCTGCGATCATTGTCGAGGTCGCAGTCGTGACACCAAAAAGAATAGGCGCCGCATAAGGAGCGACGACAATTGACGCGACTGCGACGATCAGGCCAAGAAAGCCAAGAAAGCCATTACTCATGTCTGGCCCCACTTGATCTGGGAATCACGCGCAAGTGTGGAGACACCTTCTAGCAACAAGTCGCCAGGGTATCGGGCCTTCTGGTCTGCATCGTTGTAATAGCCGCCAGGCGCGCGGCCCAATCGCGCAAGTACATTCTCAGTTGAGATTCGGATCGTTGCGGGTGAGCCGTCTTGAATGGTCATCGTGTCCATTTGCCCGCGGTACAGCAGGCGACCTTCGATGATCCCGTAGCCAGAGTCAAGCGGCGCAGCCCACACTCGGCAGGCTCGGCCCTGATAGTTTTCATTCTGAGCGGTCGAAAGGTAGCCGGATGGCACGCCTGAGATCGTGATCGCCAGGCCAATTGACTGCGTGTCGTTCTTCTCAGTGATCGGCTCAAGCTCGATCAGGTTTCCAGTGCCAAGCCATGTGAACCCATCCCAGATCACTGACTGGAACGCAGTGCAAAACCTCACCGTGCCACTGTCGAAGTCGAGCTGACAAAACGTCAAGATGCGAACGTTCGACGACGCGAGTGCGGTCTGCGCCGTTGCGGACCATGCCCTCATCAGAGCACCTCTTGCAGGTCGATCGAGATCGACTCAAAGGTTGCGAGGCTGCGCTCGAAACTGATCTCGTTTTGCGCAAGCACGAAGTTAGCGGTCGGCTTGTCCCAGGTGATGATTGCGCCATCACTGCGCGCCGCACGCACTGGCGGGTCGATCGTGACGTTTGAGAACACGCCCGAGCCGTTTGCGGTCGCGTCCTGCGTGACCGTATGAAGCTGGCCCGACAATCCGATCTTGTCACCTGCAAGCAGTGTGGCGCCTGCCGCTACGCTTCTGATGCCAATCGTTCCAGCGTACTGCGACACGCCACCGTTCAAGACTGGCGACGATCGCATGGTGCCGAGTGGCGCAGGCCGGCGTATGTCCCACAGAGACAGCGTGTCGACACGCGAGCGCAGTCGATGCACCAGGCCCTCGATTGCCGCGGCGTAGGCTTCTGACGACGTACTGCGCGCAGGCCAGGTGATGCGCGCCGTCCAGAAACTTGATCCTGCAAATTCGACGGTCTGCAGATAGCCGGAGTACGGTGACCGCGACTCAGCAAAACTGCTTTTCAGCGTCAGGACAAACTGCGACGGCACGAACCCGCGCGTCGTTGGTAGTGTGATCGCCGCCATTAGGCCCTCGCGAATGCGCCGCCGCGCCGCATGCTTTCCATGATGTCTGCCTTGGTCTGCTCGCGCGTTGCGTTCAGTGCCTGCATGACTTGCGACGCAGACACGCCTGGCGCGATGTTGTAGGTCAAATAGACCGAGCTGCCGCCGAGCGCGTGATTCGGGATAACCGTGCCGGCCGATTTAGGCACAACAAGCTCGGGGCCTTGCTCGCCGACAAGGTAAGGGTGCCCGGCTTCCATTGGCCCGCCAGATGCAAGCGGTGCGATACCAGAAGCCAGCGCAATAGCTTCAGCGCTCGGCTTAGTAAATAGGCCGCCAAGCAAGCCAGCCAGTCCACCGGACCCGCTCACAGCTTTGTCAAGCGCGCCCATCAGAGGCTTAGTGATCTGCGTGCGCAGAAGTATCTTGGTGATGTCAGACAGCAGGCCTTGCAGCACTTGGCGTGCAGACCCGCCATTCACAACGATCGATTCAAACGCCGATTCAATTGGGGCAAGCAAGTCTTTGGCTGCGTCTTTCGTGCCCTCTAGCAGCTCTTTGACCTTGTCGATCTCAAAGCCAGCGGCCATGCCAGCGTCCTGCAATTCCTTCAGGTACGCCTTGACCTTGTCCTTGTCGGTCGTGCCGTACAGCTCGTCGCGCGCTTTTTGTAGAAGCGCAGACCCTTGCAGCGCGATTGACGTCTGCTCTCTCATCGCGGTGATGGTCGCCAGTCGCTGACTTTCTGCGACATTGGAATCTTCCATGTCGTAGTTTTTGAGCGCTTCAGTGAGTGCGTCCTGATCTTTCTTCTGCTGCTTGAGCAGGTCGCTCATTCTTGCAGCACCGGCCGCCCCCTCTTGGTAGAACTGCGATTGCTTTGGCAGCGCTTCCTGAGTCACTCTAAGCGCGAGCTTTTGCTCTTCCGTTAGGTCCATTTGAGCATAAAGCTGATCGATCAACCGAGTGTAATTCTGTCGGTCTGTCGTATCTTCGCGCTCGACCTTTGGCGGCTTTGGCGGCGTGATGCCACTGGACACTTTCGGTGCTTGCGGCTTTCGTGGCTCTGGAGTGTTTACCTTTTGGCCTGCGCCTGCAGCGTCGATTTGTTTTTGCAGCGTTGCGTAATAACGAAGGTCGTTTGTAAGTTGCTCGATCTGACCTTGCGCAGAAGTGACTCGCTCCCTTGCAGCATTTCGAGCACCACGTCCGAATGCCGCCCCATCACCGTCTGCGAGCTTTTGGTCCGCGGCAATTTTTGCCTGCAAGTCGCCGATGTTTTTGGTGATCTTGACAATATTGTCCGCAGGCCCACCCAACGACAGACCGTACCGGTAGATCGCAGCAAAGAACCCGCCAGCCATCTCGCGGCCGACCCGAAATTGCTCGATCAGCTCGACCAATTTTGGAATGAGACCCATCGCGAGCTGCTGTTTGAATACATCGCTCTCATGCGACAGCTTACGGAATGCGTTCTCCAGCTTTTCGGCTTGCCCTGCCTGCTCCGTGGTAACGGTCGCTGCCTCGCGTGTCAGCCCTGCCAAGTCTTTGAGCAGTGGCAGATACTCGCCACCAGACTTGCCGAGCAGTGCCTGCGCGATAGCCGTTTTGTTCGCGCCGTCTTCGTATTTGTTCAGTGAGTCTGCGATCTCTTGAAGCACCTGATCGACAGGTCGCAGATTGCCAGCAGCGTCGCGCGTCTTGATGCCAAGAGCATCGAACGCCTCGGCCGCTTTGCCAGTTTCCTTGTCGGCGCCGATCATCGCCTTGACAAGCTTCTCTGACGCAGCGGTGATCTGATCAAGCGTCACACCAGTTGGTGCGAGGGTATTGAAGATCGACGAGAGCGACTCGACGCTTGCGCCTGTTCTTTCTGCTGCGTCATCAAACGCTGAGAGCTGCGATACCGCGGTCTTGAACTGCCCAACAATCTCGCCAACAGTCAGCGCTGCACCGATTGCACCAAGCGCGGTCTTAACCGAATTGGCCGCAGCCGCCATGCGGTCAGAGTTTTCCTGCGTGATCCTTGTCGCCGCTTCCATGTCGGTACGCAGGCGCGCAACGTTTGCAGATAGCTCGACAAGTAATTGTCCGACGACAGCCATCACCGACCCCTGTGCAAACGTTCGTTCATTCCAGCCTCTGCCCTGCGTGCCATGTCAGCGCGCTCGGCTTCCTTGTTCTCGATCGCGAAGATTGCGATCCACTCGCTGAATTCTTGCGGACTAAGCGTCGCCTCCAGCTCGCCTACGGTGCGATGCAGCTCACGCGCCAGGCGAAACAGAAAGCGACGCTCAGGCCGCTCGATCAGTTTTTTTCGGTGTTTTCCTGCGCGAGCTTGCCGATGCCGCACACGCGCTGCGCGGCCTGGTAGAGCGCGAGCGTCGCCTCAAACTCTGACGCGCCCCAGGTCGACCACTGCTCTGTCGTCCAGAACGGCTCGCCCTCTGCGTCGATCACGCTGAGCGCGAGCAGCTTTGGAACTGCGTTTGACGGGTCAGAGCGCGCAGAGTCGATTACCTCAAACAGCAGATTTAGAGGCATAGCGCGCACGATGACGGACCCGCCCAGCGCGGGTACGTCGACCTCTTCCTGTTGCAGCGCTGGCGCCGCAACATCAGACCGGCGAAGCACGCCCATCAGGCAGTACCGCGGGTCAGATTCAGCACACCCGACATCGTGATCGGTGCCATCAGGTTGTCGCCAACCGAGCCGCCGACAGGCTGATAGGTTTCGAGAATCGCATTCCCCGTGTATTTGGGGTTCGTCGCGGACACGGTCGTATTCACACCGCGAATCTCAACCGGCACGACGGACCCGACGATCGAGAACAGGGTCGCGTCGACTGCGCTGCCTGCGTAGTCTTGGAAGAATTCGACGCTCAGGCTCCAGTCCTTGAGCGAGCCGATGCGGCTGCGTGCCGCGTCGCCCATCGCCGTGTCGTCTTGCATCTCTGACTTGTACGACAAAGTCACCGACTTGACGAAGGCCGACAGGTTGACTGAATTGATTGAAACGTGAGCGTTTGTAAGTACCAGGTTAGGCATGGCAGCACCTCAAAAAAAAAGCCCGCGCGAGCGGGCATGGACGAAAAAAAACCCGCCGAAGCGGGTTTGTGTTTTGTGTGGGCTAGTTACTTAGGCGAGGCCGACCGCCGCGACAAAGCTGATCGACGGCCCGGTGCCGGTCACCGTGTAGGACACTCGGTAGTAAGTGTCAGTCCTTGGACCCGCGACGCTGGCGAACTGGAATTGGTTGGTGCCGACGCTGGCGGCTGAGAATGTTGTGACGGTAACGGGTGAAGCGAAACCGACGTTGTCGTCTGACTGGACGACAACCGTGATCGAAGGTGACGTGCCGGTCAGCGTCAGCACATGCAGCGCCATGCACACAGTCTGCGAAGCGCTCGCCGCGCCAAGCAAACACGCAGTGCCGGTGCCGCTTGCGCCTACCGTTGCATTCACCAACAGTTGCCCGCGCGCAATCGGCAAGCCCACACCCTCGCCCGCCATCGTGAACTTCGACAACTCTCCGACGCTTGCGGAGTGAGGCGTGTAATCGCCCTGGCTCATTAAGCCGATAAATGCAGTGCTACCTGCGGTCAGTGCTGCAGGCGCGATCGTCACCGGCACGTTTGCAAGGCCGACGTCAGCAAAAGCAAACGCGTCGACCGTGTCATTCCAAAAGCCCTCGCAGGCAAACGCGAACTTTTTGAGACCGCCGGTGCGACTGCGTGCCGAGTCACCGATCACCGTGTCGTCGAGCAATTCGGCAGCGGCGCCCAGGCTCAGCATATTCGCGTCGCCGGCGAGGTTGTACTCGGCCACCCACAAGCCGGCGTTAGTAAGTACGGTATTTGCCATGCGTCACTCGCGATAGAGAAAGATGAAATCTTGAGACGAGACCCGCGTGTCGGGTAGCCACTGCTCTGAGCCGATGGTCTGGCGACCGTCGTCGGCGAAGGCGTTGAGAATCTCGGTGCCGCCGATCGTGCCGTTGTACCAATCGAACGCGTCGAGCAACGCTGCGTGCGTTGCGATCTCGCTCGTTGCAGTCGTCGCGATGACAGTGAACTGCACGCGCTGGCGCACAAGGTTGACGGCGTCGCCCATCGCACGCTGGCGACCTTCGCCGCCGATCATGTCGAACACAACGTGCGGTCGAGTTGCATTGGCAGGCGCGACGCCGTTGTACATCCGATTAGCAATCGCGGCGACAAGGGTTGCGGTCGCCGCAGTCCGCGCGACGATTGCTGACTCGATCGACATCAGATGCGCCCTCTGTTTCTGCGCCACTCAAG